TCAATGGTGAATATGAAACTGCAGTTATTGAAAAAACACCAACTGAATCTATTATTATTCTTATACCTAAAGAAATTCTTTAATTATATTATAAGCTTCTTTATTGTATAATTATTGTATAAGAAAAGAAGGATAGAAGATGACAACAGTAAAAGCACCTGAGAGCGGAAAGTTTGAAGTTCGAGGCGATAAACTTGATTTAGTTACAGTTATCAGAGGTAAGATTGTTTTTAATGTAACAGATACCAGTAAATATTGGTATGAAAAAGGTTACACAAAAGAAGTTCGTCGTGTCATTAATAAGAAAGACAAAACATTCCGTTACGGTGGTCATTTAATTGATCTAAGTAAAGTAAATGGTATCGAAGCGGCATTATCATAAGGTTTCTTTAAACTTATTATGTTACAATATCAGTCAAATTAAAACAAGGAAAGAAAGATGAGTACAGCAACAAAGATCGTTTTAGGTTTTGTGATTTCAATTGTGTTGGGAACAGTAGGTATTGTTTCTTATGTTATTAGTGCGAAGTTTACAGCGAATGAGTTCGAGACATCGATTACATATTCTGATAAAGACAATCAGAACATCTACAGCAACATGAATAAAATCATGGACGCAGCTGGGTTAACAGTTCAAAATTTCGGTGAGACAAAAATCAATGCGATTCAAGAAGAAGTAAAACGTTATGCGGATAAACCTGCATTGATGGCACAATTCGTTAAAGAAAATCCACAACAAATTGACTCAAAGATTTGGGAAAAATTCATGGATATGTACGAGAAAAATACTGTAGCGATTCAAAATGCACAAACTTCACGATTGAGTAAAGCACAAGAATACCAAACATGGTTGGGTTCTACTGGTAAAGGTTTCATCGCAGGAGCAGTATTTAATTATCCAACATCTGATTGTAAAAAAACAATGGAGCGTGTAATCGAAACCAAACAAACCAAAGATACATGGGATACCGGTATAGATCAAGCACCACGAGCGTTCGGTAAATAAATACTGAAAACTCAAGGAACACAAATGAAATTCAAAGACATCATTATTGAAGGCAACTTAAACGTTAAGTCAGTTGTCCTCGATTACTTCAAAAACAATAACTTCCCTCACTCAGCACGAATAGACGGTGACAAAGATCTATATCGTGTCATTGCACCAGGTAAAAAAACTGTTATACTTCATACGTTTGAATTCAAGACAAAAAAAGATGTCATTGATTTTCTCGACAAAGAATACAATTAATCTCAATTTAAGTTTATTGTGATATAATTATTGTATCAAGAAAGAAGGAAAGAAATGTTTGATATTATGATTCAGAACCCAATGTTATGGGTTAATATTGCAATTCCATTTGCGATTGGTTTATTCCTTGTCCTAACAGATCATCGTTACGACATCAAAGAATTCGGAATTCAATTAGGGGTTACCGTAGTTGTCTTAACAGGTGCATACATGATATTGTTTGCAACCACGACAAAACTGTACTCAAAAGTTTATTACAACTCAAGTGTTAGCAAAATTACGTATTATGAGGAATGGACTGAGTTAGTTCACTATACAGAACAACAATGTCGTGGTTCCGGTAAAGATCAAACTTGTACAACTGTTTATAAAACTCGTCACGATTATCATGCACCTTATTGGAAGCTGACAAATACTATCGGTGGTACACTTGACATTGAACAATCAGAATATTCACAGGCACGTTCTAAGTATGGTGCAACGTTTAAAGACCTTTCACGATCAGATAAGGTATCATATGGTGATGGTAATGCATATGTTGTAGTTCCTACGGATATCGTTCCTGTGGTTTCCTCTTCAGAAGAAATCAATTACGTAAAAGCGGCAAATAATATTGTTCGTGCAGATACATTGCCTCAAAAAATCGAGCAATACAAGAAAGCAGGACAACTTATGGATTACCCTGAGTTAATGATGTGTGATTATGGTTCACGCACAATTCATCGTGTTATTACCGCTAAAGGTGCATACGTAAACACAAGTAAAAATGAGCGTGAGTTAGAAAACTTTGCATCAGTGGTAGGACCAACAAAGCAAGTAAATCCTTTGATCTATATTGTAAAAGGTCAAGATCGTGATTTTACAGCAGTACTAAAAGCTTACTGGGTTAATGGTTCAAAAAACGATTCAATTCTTGTTGTGAATGTTGATGATAATGGGACAATCGTATGGTCAGATATTATTGCATGGACAAAGAATACAGATTTCCTTGTTGATAATACAAAAATATACACTGGGATGAGTGTATCAAGCGATGAGTTCGTCAAACAGTATGAGCGTGAGATTACACTTCATTTTACTCGTACACACATGAAAGACTTCAAATACCTTGAAAGTAATATTGATCTTGCTTTCTCGGTTGAGGTATGGATTATCGTTATCAATCTTATCCTATCAGGAATTGCGTTTTGGTTCTTCATTAATAATGAAACCTTTGGAAGTCGTATGAATTCAATTAATGGTTATATCAATCGAAATAACCTCCGAAAATGGTAACATATGTATATCATTAAAAAATTAAGAAACGTATTAATCGGCGTCCTAGCATTATTATATATTTTCTTTGATCATATCCTTTGGGATAAGGTGGCAAACCCCGTATATAAACGAATAAATGTAAATGAGTTTTATGTCATTGCACTTGATTACATCGAGTTTAATATGAACAGATATCTCATCTTGGTTTCATTCGTATCTATATATGGGTTATCAAAACTGGTGGAAGTATATTCATTTGCTTTCTTTGCTGAAGGTCATGTTATCGCAGGTGTAGTTATGTATGGAATTGCAATGATTCCCGTTATCATTGCATTTGCGGTACTTGAGCGAGGTAAACAAAAATTGTTCACATTTGTGTGGTTTAAATATCTCTATGAGAAATTTGTTGCGCTGGTTAATTATATCAAATCAAGTTATGCATACAGACGAATTATGCTAATTGTTAAATTTACTAAAAGAGTATTTTCGAAAGCAGGAATGTTTAGTATACTACTTGGTGTTGCAATAAAGAAAATCTTAAAGAGGAAGGAATATGATACAGAAAAATCGTTCAATCACATTTGAGTATGAAGTTCTTTCTGAACTTGAGGTTGGAATCGAATTGAAGTCATACGAGGTAAAACAAATTGCATCAAATTTATGTAATATTAAGGGAAGTTTCGCTAAAATAATAAACGGCGAGATCTTCTTATTTGATATGCATATACCTGTTTACGGACAAGCAGTGTTTTATGAACGCCTTGAGGAAAAACGTGTAAGAAAATTGTTGTTACACAAAAAACAGATTACACGTTTATTCAATGAGATGAAGGTTAATCAAAACTTAACTCTTATTCCGTCAGAGATTTATATCAATGACAAAGGAAGAGTTAAGTTAAAATTGTGTCTGTGTAAGGGCAAGAAGTTGTACGATAAACGTGCAGATCAACGTGAAAAAGACATAAAAAAATACGAAAAGGAATAATATGGAATTCTTGATGGGATTGTTTGCAGGTATGGTATGGTATGAACTTTTGTTCATTTGTGGAGGAGCGTTTTTGTTCCTAGGATTGGCCGCTTCTGAGTCGTATGCGGGTGTTCTTGTACTTATTGCGTTAATCGCAGGATTGCAATGGGACAGTCTTATTGATGTACGCCAGTTGACGTTCATGGGTGTTCTTTATTCATTCATTGGTTATTTTCTTGCTGGTACAATATGGTCATTTGTTAAATGGTACAGATATGTTCGTGCGAAACGGGTCTACTGGTTGGAAAAATCTGCACGTGCTGAGAAAAATGGTGATAAAATTCGTGAATGGGAAGCACCTGAAATTAAAGACAAACTTGATGATATTGTATTGTGGATTCTTTACTGGCCTATTTCAATCATTGTTTATTTTTCATCAGATTTTCTTGTCCGTACAGCGAAAAATATCGTTGCAGCATTTGGAAAGGTTTATGATAAAATCACGGATATTGCATCAAGATGATCGAAGAACAACAAAGGGTGCAGGGCGTTGAGACATTGTTACCTCTATATATTGATATTCGAGAAATGTTATTCAATAACAAATTCGATGAGGTAAATGACAAAATTACCGATATGTACACAAGACAGATGAGTCCTGTGTTACTCGTTGGTATGCCTCGCTTAACTTTTATGTGGCGTAAATACCTTGCAGATTGGGACTCATGGGTTGCAGAATCGATAAAACGATTTGATGAGATGAGTGAAGATGGCAAAAAAATAATGAGAGGTTTGTACTGATGTTTGATGACTTAATATATGTTTTTGTTCTATTTACAATAATGATTATCGCTGGTATTGTTAAAGAACACAATTTGTTTAATTCTACATACGGATGGTTAAAGACACGATTCAAAAGTAATCGTGTCGTTATTATCATGCTCAGTCTTGTGAGCGGTATTATTCCTATTGAAGGACGCTCTACTGTAAGTGCAAGTATTCTCGATACTGCTACATCAAAGTCAAATTGTTGCGGATCTGAGCATGATAATAACGACTCACGAAAGAAGTTAGGGATAATTGATTTCTTAACTACGCATCATTTTTATATGTGGTCACCTATTGAAAAACCTGTATTATTGCCTATGGCTGCGTTTGGTTTAGGATACAGCGCATGGATAGGAATGATATGGCCTTTACTTCTGGTAAGTGCATTGTTTATAGGATTATATGCATGGTTTATGATCGATGAACATGAGGTGAATATAGAAGCTCATCCAAGTATAAATCCTTGGGATTTCTTAATGTATGTTCTTCCTTTCATTATTGCGATATTTAGTTATATGTATTTTGGGGGAGAAGGTACAACTTTAGTATTTTCAATATTTGGTATGCTTGTATCATATTATATTATTATTACAGAAACATATGATTATAAAGTGTTAAATTCATATATCAATTGGAAAACATTATTAATCATATCTGTTGTATTGATAACATCAGGATATATGCAAGAACATAGAGAATGGATTGAACAATCAATTACTTCAACAGGATTAGATCCAAGTACGTTTAAAGGTATGTTGATTATAAGCATAATCACATTCGCAGGCTCGTTCAGTATGGGAAGTGACGGAAAGTTTGCTGCTATAACTGTTATGATGACAACAGTCTTTGGTTTGCCTTATCTATTATGGTTCTTTGCGCTTGATTATGTTGGATATCTACTGTCGCCTGCTCATGACTGTGTTATGATTGGTAAAAGATATTTTGGCACATCATTAACCGTTTATTACACAGCGTTGATAAGTTGGTCAATATTGCTTCTTCTTGTTGCCGGCGCATTTACATTTAAGTTTTAAAGGGGTTAATATGATCGATACAGTTTTATTTGTCATTGGTATTATTTTATCAATCGGATGGGCTATCATAATTCATAAACAACCAAGAACATCCTTAATTGATCTAATTAAATCAAATCAGTCAAGATAACTTAAATTTAATATGATATAATTGTTGTATTAATAAGAAGGATTGAATTATGGCAAAAGCACCGAAAATATTCAAAATCGAAAGTCGTCGTCACCGTAATGATAGTAAATCATATCAAGAAGGTACATTGGAAGAATTGATTAAAGCATACGGTTATACACTTGAATGTGGTCAGTCTTACCAAAATGAAAAAGGAAATGCAAAAATCAATTGTAATCCTAAATCAGTTTCTATTCTCGTTAAAAACTTGAACAATGCAGTTAACAACTCGGCGGCAAATGGTTACGCAGGTGTTACATATTCATTAGTTGAAAGAATCTAATGAAAATCAAAGTAACAATTGAGAGAAAAACACGAAACTATATCATTGATGTAGATGATGTAAAAATTGTTTTTAAGAATGAGTCATTTGATAGTTTTTATCAAAGAACAATCAATGATATTCTTGGTAATCAATATCAGATGATATATAATTTCAAAGAAAAAGAAATTACCCTTACACGTAAAGGTGATCTTATTATAATCCCTACGGAAAAAATCCAGTATGCAAGATTCAAGAAAGATTAAGGTTATTATGATATAATATATCATACAAAAAAGAAGGATTAACATGTCAGCAATGATCTTGAAAGCGATTAAATTCGCAACGGAAAAACACGAAGGTCAAACTCGTAGAGGTTCAGGTGAACCATATATTGTTCATCCTATCATGGTGAGTTATATCCTAGCTCAATACAAGCAATCAAAAAATATTGAAGAACTAGTATGTGCAGCTTTACTTCATGATACACTTGAAGATACTGATACAACCTTTGATGAGATAGTAAATGAGTTTACCCCTCTCATTGCATCACTTGTAATGGAATTGACATCTGATGAAAACCTTATCAAGCAAATCGGTAAAAATGAATATCTTAAAATCAAACTCTGTGGGATTTCTAACTATGGTTTGATTCTTAAATTCGCAGACCGTTTAGGTAATATCTCTGATAATCCATCAGATCAAATGCTTCTTGATACCATTGAATTGGTAAATCACGTCAAGAAAAATCGTAAACTTACTGCTTCACAAGCATCTATTGCAATGGACATTTTAGATAAATGTCGTGTTATCACAAATCTGCGTAAAATCACAAAAGCATAATATGGGACGAATTGGATATATTTTAGGTGAATTGATCGATAATGACTCATTCAAGATTCTTGGATTAACAATTTTATCAATTGCATTAGGGTTTTGTCTTATGATATTGCCCTAATGTCCCGTGGTTAGGTCAATTTGCGTTAAAAACATTCTTGGTGCATTTTCCGTTCTTGTTGTAATTATGTTCTATTATTTGTGTTATGGAATCTATAATTTATTCATTGATTCAGTGAAAACGATAAAGCGAAGCAATGATAGATATACAGAACATCAGATGATGCTAACTACAATCGAAGATCAGAAGCAAATGATTGCTTTATATAAAAAGGATATAATTGAATAAGATAATATATGTAATCAAAAAATTGTACAATGATAACGAAGGACTCTGGATTGTTACTGGATTCATATATGTATTATTGTTAGGATTGACGCCATGGGCAACATCTGCAGCAGTATCTGGATTTGAATTATTCCTCGTAAAGGTTGCAGCAGGTCTTATTATTACTGGTGTTGTAGGAATGGGCTCATATCTTGCATATAACCTATTACTAGTGTTAAAAGATGCATTTATTTCTGCTCGTAGTTATGCACGTGAGTATGATGATAAAAATAAAAAACAAAAGGAGAAAATTTGACATACGATTTTAAATGTGAGAACGAAAAATGTGAAAACTTCGAAGTTCAAGTTGAAAGAAATATTTCTTATTCTGAACTTGATAATCAAGTTTGTGAAAAATGTGAATCTCCATTGAAACGCATATGGAATACTAGTGTTGGTATAAGAACATCAGATGGGTGGAAATCATGAATGAATTTACAGCACAAGATTATATTGCAATATTAATCCAAAAGTATCATGAGGATTTTGGTGTACTTCCTTTCACTGCTTCGGATGAAGAAGGAGAAATGATTAAATTCGATATTGATGATGAATATCTTCAGGAATGCTACAAGTATATTCCTGAAGATACATTTGTCTCTGAATTCGAAAAGTTTGTAAACACATCATTGGAAAACATGCTGAATAGTTTAACTGATGAACATCTTGCTGAGATCGATCAAAAAATCATTGACAACAAAGATAAAAACTGATATAATTGTTGTATTATAAAGAAGGATCAAAATGACTGAAGCATTTATACAGACAATGTTTACTTGGGCAGAGTTTTATGATACATTGCCATTCCTTATGGGAACAGATGAAGCAACAGGTGTTAATTACATAAAGTTCGAGAAGGAATTTCTAGTGCTTCTTGATAGTGAGATGAAACGTCCTATTACACGTGATGAGATGCGATCTTTTGTCAATAATGTATTGCCTGATATGTTTATGGGAGAATATAATGACCAATATTGAAATGTTAAAATTCAACACAAAATACAACATAACATACAATAGTTCAGAAACATATGTTGTCAGCTGGTTCGATACATTCGATACAGTGAGATTATCTGAACAAGAATTTGAAACAGTTGTAAAAATGCTTGTTAATTTTTCATACGATGATTTTTATGATTTTTCCAGAATGCATGAAAAATGTATGTTTGACATAACTAAATAAATACGTAAAAAGGATATATCAATGGAATTCAAAACACTCGTATCAGAAGAAAAAGGTAATAGTTTCGATTATTCCGATAAATTCAACTCATTGAAATTTGATCAAGAATTTGATCAAAAAGAGGTTGAAAGTTTAATCAAAGGTTATGATCGATATGTTGCTTACATAGATGATGGTGCAACATACAAGCGCAAACAAGATGATAACTCAGAAATTGTTGCAAAACTTTTGAAAATGGGTTGTACTGAATATGTCCTTAAAGACATGGAAGATTATAATCTTAAAAAATATGATTGGACTATTATCGGTTCCAAAAAATAAAGGAAAGATGTGGACATTGTAAAACAGGTCATAGTTGTTCGTAAAGATCTAAATATGCCTTCAGGTAAACTTGCCGCACAAGTGGCACATGCTAGCCTAGGTACACTCATGCAGAAGATGCGTGGATTCAATCATGATGACCTTGATGTATCAGGATACCCTGTCAAATTGTTCATTGATTTAATTCCCGGTGATGCATGGGCTGAGTGGTTAAACGGTAGTTTCCGTAAAATTGTTGTTTATGTTAAATCTGAGGAAAAACTTCTAAAGATTTATGCTCAAGCAAAAGAAGCAGGTTTGTCATGTGTCCTTATTAAGGATTCGGGATTTACTGTATTCAATGAACCAACATACACATGCGTAGGTATAGGACCTGATTTTTCAAGTAATATAGACCCAATAACAAAGTCACTTAGACTTTTAGATTAAGAAAGAAGGATTCCCATGAGTTATTGCGATTTCAACTCCAAACTATTCAAGCCATTTATCTCAATGAAAACTGAGATAAAACCTACATTATCAAGTACGTGGTCAATCACGGCTAAATCATATAACAAAAACGAATCTTGTATTCTGTCAAACGACGAAGGTGTAAGCATTGCGGACATCAGTATTAAACGCTTCTTCCAATTTCTAAAAGAACAAGACATTACCTTAGTTGGTAATAAACTTGAGGGGACATACATTATTGGAAATGATCGTAGTCTCTATACGGTTGAGATGTACAATGAGTGGAAAGAAAAATTTGAGAAACGTGTTGAAACTCTCATCAACAAGAATGATCTCATTGAAGGTCATACATACAAAACTGTTTGTGGAAGTACATTTCTTTACTTAGGAAAACGAAATTATATTTCTGCAAAGGTAAAAGACACAAATGTCAAGTTATCAAAACAAGGTACAGAACATTTCGTGTTCTCATACTTTGATCCTGTTAGACGAGATTGTAGAAATAGTGTTCCAGATCGTTTCAAACAAAATGCTGTTGAAGATCTAGGAATGTGTTCTACAACGTTTGAAGGTTGGGAAGAACGTGCAATGGAACAATCACAACGTTATGGCGATAATCCATACTTCTACCTTGGTGTTGATAAGTTAGATGATAATGCATTAGTAATCAATACTACAAGAACAGATCATACACGACACGGATATAATATTGTATCCGATGGGACATCATTGTACTGCTCACACGAAGAACGTAATTATGGTTATTATGGTTCGCATAATACGCCAAAACAACGTGTGGCAGATAAACCAATTACATTAGACCAATCAACACGCACATTGATGTGCTTCAACTGGTCTTTCAGAAATGATAATTACAAATCAATGGATGTTTCATCATTCAATAATAGATTCAAAAAAGTTTATATTACATTAAGTAATTAATCTAATCTTAAGATTAATGTGATATAATTATCGTATAACAAATTGAAGGATTAACATGACAAAGAACGCAGAGAACGACGTATTAGTACGAGCAGAACGTAAAGTTGTAAATTCGCTTGATAAAGCACGTAGATCACGTGAACCAAAGAAAACTGAAGCAGAATTACGTGCTTTCATTTTTGGTACACCTGTTGAAAATGTAGAAGGAAAATAATATGCAAGTATCATATATCTTAAAAGGTAACGGAACGTTATCGATCATGATTGATGGTAAAATGAAGAGTGTTGAATCTACTCATCAAAACTATAAGACAATTATTGATAAGTTAAATAAAGATGACTATAATGGTATTCTTGAGTTAATCGATCTCGTAACAGCGGTAAAAGAAAACCTTGCATCTCGTGATTCACAATTTGTTCTTGAAGATGGTCATATCCAGTATAAAGGCGAACCGTTGAATGATTTCATGTCAGGTCGTATTATTGATATGATGTCAGAAAATCACAATTTACAATATCTTGAAAAATTCATTGATAATTTGTACCAAAATACATCTTATCGTGCAGTTAACTCGCTGTATGAGTTCCTTGAACATGGTGGTATTCCAATCAATTCAAACGGGAATTTTCTCGTGTACAAAAAAGTACGTGCAGATTACATGGATATATATTCTGGTAAATTTGACAATTCGATTGGTCAGGTATGTACAATGTCACGATTCAAGGTTGATGAGAATCCGGACAATACATGTTCCCATGGATTACATGTATGCTCGTTTGATTATCTTCCGCATTTCGGTGGTGGGTTTGACCGTGTAGTTATTTGTGAGGTAAATCCTAAAGACGTTGTTGCAATTCCAAAGGATTATAACAATACAAAGATGCGTGTTTGTGAATACAAAGTTATTGGTGAGCTTGATGATAAGACATGTGACGAATTGCGTAACAAATATTGCTATACTGATTACGATTCCCGTGGTGAATGGGATGGAGATCGTGACGAAGAAGGTGAAGAAGATTTCGAGGATGAGATTTCTAACGACGAAGAGATGAGAGAAGCAATGAACACACAACGTGAAACTGCTAAAGAAATCATCCAAGCTGCGGTAGCAAACATGGGCGAAGAATTAGCTGGTCTCGAAAAAACATGTTGCCCACATTGTGGAAATTTTATTGAGCTTTGTACATGCGAAAATCCTGAAGAATGGAAAGAGCAAGTTGTAGAAGCGGTTAAACAACGTGAAGAAGTAATAGATAACAGAATTTGTTCAGGTTGCAGAAACGTAATCTCAAACTGTACATGCAATACTCAACCTAAACCAAGATCCTACTTTGATACATTCGTAAATATTTTTAAAGGAAACTAATGGCAAAAAATTTCATTGATTATGAGTTACTCGAGTTCTTGAGTGCCTCAGATGCTGGTGTTGCATTACATAACAAGGTAATCAAACTATCTGAGGAAACGGGAGAAGTTGCCCAGGCGTATCTAGGTGTATCAGGTTCAAAGAATGTAAGTAAATCAAGTTCATCATCATACGAAGGTGTGTTAGAAGAATGTTGTGATGTAGTAAACGTTGCAGTTGATATTATTAACAGTCTCGGATTCCCCGATGAAGAAGTAAAAGCAATGTTCGATAAAAAACTGAACAAGTGGAAATCAAAAGTAGAAAAATACTAAAATACTAAAAACGCTTGACATTCCTTTTCTTTTCTGCTATAATATATGTAAGAAAAGAAAGATAGAAGGATTTTCATGCGTAAATTAGTTGAAAACAAAATCAAAGAATTAGAGTCTATCGTTACAAAGAAATGGGGCGATATTATTGTCCCAAAAGATTTCGTAATAAATTACGATTTAGATTCTGTTAGTGCATTAGGTATGGTTAGAAAAAGTTCTAACAAGATTGTAATGCGTCTTAACCCAAAACTTCTTAATGAGTTTAAAGAATTGTATATCGATGAAGTCGTTGTACATGAATATGCTCACCTCATTGTCAATAAGTTATACCCAACAGGTTATAATAATGCTTATCGTAAAGTACAATCCCATGGTCGTGAATTTAAAAATGTTTGCTCATTGTTTGGAATCGAAGGTTCCGCAACCACAAACCTCTTCTCTAAGAGTGAGTCATTGAGAACTACACAAAAATCTCGGGGAACAGTTGAGTATAGTTGTAAGTGTGATACACATCTGGTAACACCATTGATGCACACAAAAATTGCCAGGGGTGCAGTGTATACTTGTAAAAAATGTAAATGTAAACTTGAGAAGAAAAATTAATCTTCTATTAAGTTTATTATGATATAATTGTTATAAGAAAAGAAAGACAGAAGGAATTCAAGATGATAATGAGAGAAGAAGAAAATAACATTACTACGAAGGGGATTTCAGAAGTAACTGAATTCACTATCAAAACATCTGCAAAGGCATTTAAAATCCTTTCTCAGAACCTATATTCTAATCCCGTTGGTTCTGTTGTTCGTGAGTTAAGCACAAATGCATATGACTCACATATTATGGCTGGATGTCCTGAGCGTCAATTTACATTACAGATCCCAACACGTTTAGACCCAACGTTTAAAATTCGTGACTACGGTACTGGTTTATCAAACGAGGATATGATGAGTGTTTATACAACATTCTTTGAATCTACAAAAACTCAATCTAACGACGTTGTTGGTTGTTTAGGTTTAGGTTCTAAATCACCGTTCGCCATTACTGATAGTTTTTTCGTTACAAGCTATTTTAACGGTATGAAAACAATCTTTAGTGTATTCGTTGACAAAAACTTTATTCCAAGCATTACCATGTTTGCAACAGAGGAGACAACTGAAGATAACGGTCTTGAGATTGAGATTGCAGTTAAAGATACGCTTATCAGTTCATTTGCTTATGAAGTTCGCACACAATTACGTTTCTTTACAGTTAAACCTGATATTGTTGGATATACTCATTTTACATGGAATGAGGATACAATTCAAGTTAATCGTGACGGTTGGAGAGCATCAGATTCATATTCTGATTCTTTTGCCGTTCAAGGCCAGGTTGCATATCCTATCCAAGTAAACATGATTTCCGAATACATTGAAAAAAATGATTTCAATATAAATGTTCGTGAGTTAATTAACGCTGGTTACGCAGTTGATTTTCCAATTGGTTCATTAGACATTGCTCCTTCACGTGAAGCATTGAGTTATGATGATGACACTAAAAAAGCAATTGCTAAACGTTTCATGGAACTTGCTGTTGAAGTAAATGCATTAATCACTGAAGAAATTGATAAATGCTCAGATCTTTGGACAGCAAAAGAACGCTGGGCATCATTGAAAAAAACAATGCGTGGATTACCTAACTCACCTGCTAATTCAAAATATGATGCCGGTTCACATTATATCTCTGTAAAATCCACGGATGAAGTTAAAAAATGTATCGAGTATAAAGAAGGTCGTAAAGGTGTAACAAAAGATGCAGTTGGTAATGTCTATGCAAATACACTTGAGTTCGATACTAGTTCACGATATAAAATTGTTCGTGTTCCTGAAGGTGTAAAACATCTTGATTTCAAACTTCGTTCGTGTGTTCGTGATGAACGTGTAAATGTTTACGCAATCTTCACAGATATGACTATCCGTCGTCTTAAAAATCTTTTGGGTAAAAAAGACCTTGTGATTACTGATTTCGATGATCTTAATTATGAAAAACCTAAACCTGTTCGTAAACCAAAGAACATTGTAAAAGTAAAATTTCTTTCTGATTCACGCTACTACATTCACAACAAAACTGATTGTTGGAATGAAATTGAGATGGATGCATCAGATATCACATCAAACGATTATTTCGTTGAGACAAATCGTTTCTCAGTTGTAGTAGGAAGTACAACTTATGAGCCTGAATTGTTTGTAAAAGCATTGTGTATCCTTCGTGAGCAAGTATTTACAGGTCGTGTGTATGGGTTGAATGAGAAACAAGTAAAATCAACTAAAGCAACATCCCTAGAGGAATATCTAAAAGGTTCTCAAGTAGTAAAAGAAATTCGTCATGATTTCCCTTACAGTGATTCTGTGCTTTATAGCATTGTTACACGTGGTGTTAAAATTCCTGAAGGAAGCATCCTTGAGAAAATTGTTACTCTTGCAGACCTAAAACGTAACTCACAAAATGTCGAGGTTCCTTACGATATTCGTAAAATTATGAATATCTACAATATTACAAAAGAAGTAGAAACAATTGACCATTCAAATGTTGAAGCAGATGATGCGTTTAAAACGTACAAGATGCTTGAGCGTTTCTCTTATGCAGGTGATGAAGAAATCGAAAAAGCAATTGCAATGATTGATTTCTGTAATGAAAAAGGATTCTCTTACGAATCTAAATAAAAAACAATAGTTATATTTAAGTTTATTATGATATAACTATTGTAACAAAAGAAGGAACAAAATGAAAAAAATTATAATTTTACTTACATGTTGGACTATATGTTTCGGTAGTAATGCTAATGAGTGTCAACGTCTAGATGAGATTGTTATAAATGCTAGTAATCGTGCTTTCGTATCGTTTGATAACGGTCAGTATGTTTACGGTTGTAATGAGGTAAAGATAGCATATCGTGCGTTAAAATCAAAACATTACAGAGATTGTGATGATGTTACCGATGCAGAACTAATGCTTACATATCAACAAATACTGGAGCAACGCTGTGGCTGCCGTAACTAATGTATATAGGGTTACTGGTGGTACATTTTATGTAATCACATATCATACCTTGTATGATGTATATCATAAATCATACTATATGCCTGATGGGTATGGGTTAATTTGTTTATCTTAGTTTAAGTTTATTATGCTATAATTATTGTATCAAATACAGAAGGAAAGAATATGTTACCAACACTCGAACAATGCCTAACAATATGTGCAAGCAATATATCATTTAAATTCAAGGAAGAAAATATTGATGGGATGAAAGTCTATCAATTCAATTATTTCCTTGCAAAACACAGCGATTTTATAAATCCATTAAATCAACCTGAAGATGCAATTGTTATTACTGCAGAGGAACTTCGTGGATTAACATTTGTGGAGCAAGCCGATGGTACATATCGTCGTTTCTTGATGCTTCACAAGTTCTACAACTTAAATCAGGTTCCAGGTAACCTTTATCATGAGGTTAAAGACCATAAGATCTTAAAAGTGCAAGACAAACGCGATGGATCAATGATCTCATTCGTTAAAATCAATGGTAATGTATATGCAAAGACAAAATTCTCATTTCAATCTGAACAAGCAGTTGTTGCACAAAACATCTACAATACAAATGAAGGTATTCGTCGATTCGTTGATTATTCATTAAACAACAATATCCAACCTTTCTTTGAGTTAACAAGTCCAATGAACCAGATTGTTTTGCGTTATAACAAGACAGAATTGAAAGTCATCCAACTTCGTGACTCATTTACAGGTAATTATGCGGATACTACAGAAGAATTCCGTGATATGATCTTTGAAACCTACGGTATTGAATTCGCTGATGAGCTTCCACTTGAGGTTTATACTTTTGAAAAAATGGTTGAGTTACGAGAAACCGTTGAAGATATTGAAGGTTGGGTAGTTACTACAGAACGTGGTATGCTTAAAATCAAAACTGAAGAATATATGCACTTACATCACTTGATGACCGATGCTATCACAAAAGAAAACGAAGTTATTCGTATGACTCTTGATGAAGAAATCGATGACGTTTTAGCAGAAATTCCTATGGATGCACTTGAGTTACGTTTCTTCGTTGAAACAATCTCAAACGGAATAGTTGATCACGTTAATGAATTTTCTGAAAAAATCAAAGAAATGCACATCGATATGAAAACCTTATATCCTGAAAGAAAAGATTATGCAATTGCATGTAAACTATCTGAGTATTTTGGTTTACTGATGAAAGCGTTCCAGGACCCATCTGATGAAGCAATTGAAAAAGAAGTAATCAATTATCTAAGATCAAAAACAAACAAGTTAGGTCTTGCTAAAGAATACCTTAAAGAATTAGGTATCAATGCACAATTTGACCAGAAAGATGAGGATTAAACTCAATGAAAGCTGGGTGAGATGAGTTTATTGAATACTATAATGAAAATCGTAATAACAATTTGATATGTGATGAAATGTTGGGGCTTGTGGATTCTGGCGATAAAACTAATAAGGAAAACAAAACAATGGCAACAGTATCAGGAAACACAACAAAAGACGTGACAACAAAAGTAATCGATGCAAACAAGTAGCGCTCGCAGTAGCAGAAATCACAATCGGTAAAGCAGCATTAAAAACAGCAGGTAAACTTGTAAAACCTAAACTACCTATGTTCGCCCGTGGGTACGCAGACAGTCCTTTATTTGAGGTTGTACTTGCAAACACATTGCAAGTAGCAGTTGAAACACGTTTCAAAGATAACGTAAAATTACGTAAGCTTTCAAAAGCAACAATGCCCGCCGCTGCACTTACAGTAGCAGAACATTTTGATATTGATGGAATGATCGACGACTTCATCAATTCTGTTACTCTGCCAAAAGGTGTTAAACTCGAAGATATTTCAGATTAATTTCTGCAATATCAGTAAACATAATTAGAGTATATCTTTAAGTATATTTTAATTATGTTTAATGTATAATACGTTAAGTTAGAAGGATTGACATGAAAAGTTTAGTATTAATATCATTATTGTTATCAACGCTTTCAGCAGGATACATTCGGATAAATGTTGAACAAAGTTATCCTATAGTTAACTACATTGAAACACGTGAACCTGTACAAGTTTGTGGTTATGTATCAGATGGATTTGGTGTTATAAGACATCAATCATATCAATGTCATTATATTGATCAATCAGTAAAGAAAAGTATTGTTCGTGGATATAATAATATTGGTTATTACAAAGGTACACAGATAACACAGTACAGTGACAGAATTCTACAATATATAACGATAGAGGAATAAAAATGGTATATCACAAAATTGCCGAGGATGCAAAACGTAATACACACGCTAAAGTTCTAATCGAGCAGATTCATAAATTTGCTGATGATAACAAAGAAATTACATTTAAACCAGGATGTATCACTGTTCAGGTACTTAAAAGTATCTATAATGAAAGCGATGTATGGTTCCAATTACCTGAAACTGTAACACTTCTTGAGATGCGTACATTGATTAAAGTTTACCTTACAGGTATTAACTGTGTTGATACAGATGATGATCATTTCGAAATTAAAATCAAATACTAAAGGTTCACTATGAGAGATATGTTAATTCAACGTGCAAAAGATCTTGGTAATCAAGTAGCTGAGACATCTGTATCAGAAACAAAAAGACAGATTAAATCAACATTTTTCTTAACTAAAATGACTCTATATGTCGGTATCGGATTCTTGTCATTGATGAGTATTCTAGCATGCGTAGGAATCTATAAGTTATTTAGTTAATATTCAATCCGTATCATATTAGATATATAAATGAATCTAATGAGACAAAAGAACATAGGCGTAAACGTGCATCGGATGTATAGAAACTACTGATTATAATTTATTTTATTTTTAGTTAGTTAATGATATAATATTAAATAAAAAAGAAGGAAATACATGAAATTTAAAGACTCATATGATATTATGGAATGGTTTCAGTTAAATCATAAAGAACACGTAAAGGCTATGAGAGAATCTTCTCATCATTATTCAGAAACAAAAATTAATGTTTATCACGGAGAAGGATCTATTTGGGCGCATACTTGTATGGTAGTAAATGTTGCAAATCTTATGAAATATCCTGATGTAGTAGTTGCATCATCATTGCTTCACGACCTTGGTAAACCATATGTTCGTGAGATAAATCATGACACAGAGCGTGTATATTTCAAAAACCATGAGGGTGTATCTTTTTGGGAAGCAATTGGGGTCGTTAAGCAACTTACAGATGATGCAAAGAAACGTGAAACTATCCTTAAACTTGTTGCACTTCATAGTGTTATTTTTGATAATCATCGTGATGGTAAATTCTCAAAAGATTTTTTCAAGAAATTTCGTGGTGATGAGGAATTCCTTGAACTGATAAAGATGCAAGTCATCTCTGACTCAATGGGTCGTTTCTGTTATGACCTAGAAGATGTTCGTGAAAAATTTGACCGAATATTCAATGATGATTTCTATACAGAGTTGGTAGAAACATTTAACACACCTGTTGTTAAGAAACATGGTAATACACTTACAATTCTTATTGGACTTCCACGTTCAGGTAAATCTACGTGGATTGCACAGAACGTTACAGACGAGGTAGTAATATCTCGTGACGATACATTGGTGAAATATGCAAAAGAACGTTATGATGTGAAGACTTATTCAGAAGCGTTTAAAGCACTTAATGACGATGACCAAAAAGCCGTTGATGCAATTATCGGTACAGTATTTCAGAACGCTGTTAAAGCAGGTAAAGATGTCGTAATCGATATGACAAACATGTCTAAGAAATCTCGTCGTAAATGGCTTGCACAATATGGTGGTAACAAAAAAGCAATCATCTTTGCAACTGATATGGATGAGATTACACGACGTAATGAACATGACCGTAAAACAATTGGTAAATATATCCCACCTTACGTTATCGATAATATGGCTAAAAACTTTGTGTATCCTCAGTATGATGAATTTGATACAGTTGAGATGATTATCACATGACAATACGAGGAAAAGGTACAGTAATCGATTTCCTCAACGAACCAATTTCTACATTTGATACATTAACCATAGATGTAAGACCTGCCGCAATAGGATGGGTAGAGGATTACTGGTCTTCTTTTATCAGAAATCCTGGGCATGGATTAGGGGATGTACAATTAACAGGAACTACAGTGTGGGTAACATTGCCTGATCTGCAATACAGAAATATGATACTACAGTTGTGTATGTATGACATTAGGTACGACTATCCAAATAAAAATCATGTTAGATTACCCGTAGCATGGTATTATGCAGACATGTATGGTAACAAATATACTTTCAATCGTGAGAACAATGGTACATTACCCCTATCAGATCATACAAGAGCATTTGTGGATTACTACGATGCAATTAATTATCTCATTACTATAGACAAAAATCAAGATGGTAAACCTTTGCGATACGTTGATGAGCTAAAGTATATGAGATTACGGGAGTTTTTAGTTGATCTTAAATCAACTAAGCCTGAATGTTTTTTATAAAGGATATACATGATATATGAATCCAACCCACATTTAGGTAAAACATATTTTTATGTAACACCCACCCAACCTATAAAAGTTAGAGAAGTGGTATGTATCCAATCATTTGGTATAACGTCTATTGACGAAGGTGGTAATACCACCTTCGTCCTAGATAGAGTATTGGATGTTGATACCAAAGAAGAGTTTAGTTATGTTCTTTTACATGGCAAGACAATGTTATTAAATAGCATGGATGATGCAGTTGAGGTTCTTTGCATTGTGTATAATAATAATCCATTAGGTGAAAATACATGTATTTTAAATGAGATTCATGAATTTCTTTTATCAACTAAAAAAACAAATCCGGAGTTCTTCTTATGATGTATATAACTTTCTCTGAGGATGATATTCCAATTGAAGAATGCACGTTTGTTGAAAGTTACACAGAACCACAAATAAAAACACTCACAAAAATATATAGAACTACGTCAGGTAAGATTGTTAAGTTAAACATTACATCAAAAATTGCTCATCAGCAAATTGTATTTGGAGATTATTATGATGCAATATATTATCTTATTTCATTAGGTAAGATTGTTCAATCAGGTGAATCTCCTTTTAATTTCAGTAATATACAAAAAAGAGTTATAATTCCATTCTTAGAAGAATTAAAATTAAAAGAACCAGAATGCTTTCTTTAGAAGAAAATCCAAGCTTGAATTAAGTTTATTCTGTTATAATTGACGTATTAAAAGAACGAAGGAAATTTATGAAAAATGCACAATTAGTTTTAAATACAAGTGGAAAGTTTGACGTTGTTTATGATGGTAATATTATCATAACACGATCAAGCAAAAATAATGCACGTACAGATGCTAAGCGTCGTGGTTATATCGTATCAACAGCAGATATTGTTTCTTCAGATGAAGTAGCAGTAGAAATGCCTCATTTTAATATCAATGACCGTTTTGGATTCTATGAAAACTTTTTAGGATTAGTTCTTGATGGCGTCAATAACTCAATCGTTGTATCAGGAAAAGGTGGATTGGGTAAATCATTCACATTGGGTAAAGTTCTTGAGGAACGTGGATTAGAGAATGATATTGATTATACAACAATCAAAGGTTATTCGACAGCACGTGCTATGTACAGAACATTGTTTGAGAACAATGGTAAAGTCATTATATTTGATGACTGTGATAGCGTTCTAAAAAATGATACAGCCCTTAACATTCTTAAAGGTGCGCTTGACAGTTATGACCGTCGTATCATCACTTGGGCATCAGAAGGTTTTGGTGCGGCAGATGATCTTCCTTCATGTTTTGAATTTACTGGACAAGTTGTTTTTATCAGCAACATGGAGCGTAATAAGATTGACCAAGCAATCCTTTCACGTTCATTAAACGTTGATTTATCAATGACAAAATCAGAAGCGATTGAGCGTATGCGTTTAATTCTTCCTGATGTTCTTCCTGAGTACGGAATGTCATTGAAAGAGGATGCATTGGATTTCCTTGATGCAAACCAAGCATTGTGTAAAGATCTCAACATGCGTAGTTTGTTACAAGTTACAAAGGTTCGTGCAAACATTCCTAATAACTGGGAACAAAATGCAATGTATCTAATTATGCAATAAGTAAAGAAACATGATCACATTAAGCACAAACACCTTGAGCGAATTTTTTAAATCTTCAGGGCTCGATAAATTATGGGAAATTAAAGCAAAACACCTGAGTACAAAAAACTCTATATTTGTAATCAATAATATTGATATATCTATACGTCGTGAATTTCTTGATCGTTTACTACAGGATTCCAGAAAACCGGATGCGGAAGCACCATTTCATCTTGGTAGTAATTTCACTATTAGAAACCAAGTTGTTCTTTTCAATATTACTAGAACCGTTGATGCATCAGAAGTGGTAACAGGTAATAACAAGAAATTCACCCCATCAAAATCAGGAACATATCATGAGTTCAGATTCACTGGTGAGGCATCAGATATTGGTAACTGGTATATTCATGAAAAAGACATTAATGCGTTTATTGATTTAAATATTGGTAAGATAGAACTTGCTCAACAGGTATTAGACAATACCTTTAGAAATCATGACATTTCAATTTTATTTGACTATACAGCAAACGTGGGACCATTAAGAAATGTATGTGACTCATATATAAAATATGGTGTTATATCCCGTTCATACTCATGGTATAGTGATCGTAATAATCATTACTATCGTGATATTGTGCTTGCTCCTGAACGTAGACAGATGTTTGAAGAAGTATCTGTACTATGGGGTAAGATAAATGATGCACATAGAAATCATGAGATTCGTGGTGAGAATATGAAAGAACTTAGATGGATGATGTACGGTTCAGAATTCTCACCAGTTATTGATATGGTAACTAAAACACCTATTGCCATTATACCAGAAGTATTTTTTAATGATACTATGGAGACGTTGATAAAATCTGAAGAATCATCATTCTATCTACATCATGTTAAGGTTATGAAAGGAAACAGTGTACACAAAAGTGATGTTGAACCTAGTAATCTTTTGAATAAAGCAGGATTGACTGAAAATAAAGCTATTATCATTGAACTTCTTAGATGTGTTATTCTCTCAGATGATACACATAAGAAAATACATCGTATGGCATATTCAGATGGTATGTTGTATCTTGATAAGAAAAATAAACCATATGCATTACCTTGGGCAATAAGTTCAGAAGAAAATTTTATGCAAGCGATCAAGCGTTATCCTGTACTTGAAGGATTAGTTTATGATGATGTATTTAATGATATTTTCTTTGATATTGATGAGATGATAGAGATTAAAGAATTACTAAAATTAGATATTTGATAATTGTTATCAATAACTAATGTGTTCTTAAGGTACTTTATGATATAATGAATAATCTGAAAAGTAAATAGTATATAATTTAAAACAAAGGCAATTAATGCTACCATTAATGGAAACATTTTACAGTATTCAAGGCGAGGGTCGTCGTGCTGGTTACAATTCTTTATTCATCCGGTTTGGCGGATGTAACTTCAAATGCGCTGGATTTGGCGTACCTTACACAACACCGGATGGCGAACAAAAATTCGGTTGTGATTCATTCTATTCAGTAGATCAAAAATTCAAGAAAGAATGGGATATTAAAGACAACTATATCGACATTGTAAAAGAATGTGATAAATCTGTTCCTGCAAAAGCATCAAAATATGATGTCGTTATCACTGGTGGTGAACCATTGATTTATTGGAACACAGCGGAGTTTCAAAATCTTCTTGTATATTACATTTCACGTGGACATAAGGTAACAATTGAAACCAACGCATCACTTGATATTGAATTCACGAAAGATTATCAAAAACTTATTCAATTCAGTATGAGTGTTAAACTTGAAAATTCAGGTGAGTCAAAACATAAGCGTATCAATATCGACTCAATCACAAATATTCTTGAGAACACAGAACAAAGTTATTTGAAATTTGTTGTTGCAAAGAAAAACTCGGATGGTACCATGACTGAGATTCGTGAGATTCTTGACTCGCTTGCGTACTATGCAGACGTTTATTTAATGCCATTAGGTGACACAAACGAGGTTCTTAATGAGAATCGTGTTGCAGTAGCAGAATTATGTATTGAGCATAATTTCATGTACTCAGATAGAATGCATATTGCTATCTGGGGTAATCAAATGGGTGTGTGAGATAATGATTACTGATAAAAACGTAAAACTAAAAAAAGCTAAAAAACCTGTGGAGATTGAATATTGTGCAAGTGGATTCTTAGGATTCTCAGGTGCAGAATCAATGATCAAACATGCAACAAACAACAATAAGATGGAATATGTCGATTATATTGTTGATTCAGTTAACTACCTAAAAGGTATGTTTGATAAAGCCGGAATCGATATGTCCGTAATGTACAATGCACAATATGAGCAGAAAAACGGTTATATGATGGAATTGTTAAAACAACGTGGTATGACCCTTGAAGTACATTCGGATTCAGGTGGATTGCAGATTTTTACAAGAGGTTTAGATCTCGAAGAAGAAAAACCTAATATTTTTAAATCACAAGGAACATACTCAGATTTAGCGATGTCATTTGACCTCATGCCTATGGTTACAGTTGGCGATAAAGCAGTTGGTAAATCGATTACATTTCATAAAGCAAAATCAAATAATTATTTTGTAAAAGAACTTGCTTATATTCGTGGTAAAGAATCAGCAAAAAATGTTATTGATCAGATTGAAGAATTTATCAAACAAGGTACACACACTAAGATTATGTTGATTCTTCAAGGACATCATATTGAAGATTATAACGAGTATGCACGTGGATTATATGAAATTATTCCTGAGAAGTATTATGACCGTATTCATGGTATTGCGTTAGGTGCAACGGCATATCAGCGTTTTGATGACCTAATGAATGTGTACTTACGTTTGCAACGTGATCTAACTCATGTGCCAAAGGAACATTTAAAACAAGTGCATCTATTGGGTACTGGTACAATTGAAAGAACATTCTCATTCATGATTCTTGCAAATAAAGATTATTATGATTTTCCATTCAAATTCAGTTTTGATGCAAGTACACACACGTCATCCTCAACATGGGGTAAATGGACTGAATTGCGTGATGATGGTAAGGTTACTGCGATTCACCTAGGTGGGTACAAGATGACACGTTTAGCACATATGCACTTTACTAACATGTGGGAAGAAGTGGGTCCTATGATGACAAAACATTTTCCTGAATGTAAAACGGTTGAAGATCTAATCGAATTATTTTCACCTTTCAATTCGGAAGGAAAACGTTTAGCAGCGGATTTCGAGGATAAAGAAGAATATGTCAGACGAACTAATATGTATTCATACAATTGTTTTATACTTGAAAGCGCAACGTTTCTTAGAATTACAAATGATATTATGAACAACAGAAACTACCTATCAAAATCATCAAACAAGTACAGAAAAACTGCAAGCTCAATGATCGATAATCTTAAAAATTATGATGATTATGTTGCACATGAAAAAGAATATAGAAAGATTTTTGCACACCTTCGACCTCGTAAAATCAATTATGTTAATACATTAGCAGAGATTGATGAACTTCAACGCAAGAAAGAAGATAATGTTCATGACTGGAACGACTGGGAATAATTTCTCAGCCGTCTTTAAGTTTATTATGATATAATAATGATAACGATAATCATTATCAAAAAGGAAATTATTGAAAACCGCACAAGATAAAATTAAGAAAAAAATTAAACGATTAGGTAACGATACAGAATTACGTGAAAAAATCATTGCAGAACTAGACGATATTGAACCGTTTGCACCTCATGGTAATCGTGAATTAACTGAGATGCAGCGTGCCGTAATGACTGAGGAAGTTGCAAAAAAATTTGAGGATATACTAGATATTCTAAAGATTGATCGTAAAGACCCAAATGTTTTAGATACACCAATGCGTATTGCAAGCATGTATGTCAATGAATGGATGGTAGGACGATATTCTTCACACCCACGAATGGAAGCATTTCCAAATGACATTGTAGGTGGGCAGTTCGTTGTTAAAAAATGTAAAGTTCAATCACTATGCTCACATCACTTTGCACCATTCTTCACGGAAGGAAATTCACAGGACAGTTATTGTATGGTTGTATATCGACCAACAGATATGCTTATGGGAATTAGTAAAATAAGCCGATTGGTTGATTATTATGCACGAAGACCACAACTACAAGAAAATCTTTGTTCCATGGTTCGTAATGACCTTGTAGAAACATTAGGTTCTGAGGACGTTATGGTTTATATGAAAAATCTAATCCATACATGTGAAAGTACACGAGGTTCAGATGATGTTGAGGCAACAACAACCTCATTAGTATTCGGAGGAGTATTCGAAGATGTCGGAATCAGAAGTCAATTCATCAAGTAATGTTGAAAAACTACATATGGAGTGGAGTAATTATGATAACTGTATTAGTTACTTCAACTTTATAATTCACGAAAAAACCAAAAGTGGTAAAAAAGGTTCTGTTGTCGGAATTCATCGTGGAAGTTTAGGAATGGCAGCTCATTTAAGTAATCTTTCTGAGTTACCTATGAGTATTATTAAATTTCAATCATATGATGGTAATGATAAAGAACCAATTTTAATATGGTCTGAGATTGAAGATGGCGATATTATTTTCCTATGTGATGACATAATAGACACAGGAAATACCATTGAGAAATGTATTGATTTCTTTAAGATAAAATATCCTAGTTCCGAGGTGTATCCAATGGCATTAATGGGTTCTGATAAGAAATACGCATATTGTTATGAACACAATCATGAATGGGTAGTATTTCCTTGGGAGCGTGAAGTGCGATCAAGGGATGAAGGTGAATGGGAAAAAAGGCAGGCTATACATGGACGAAAATGAATGGGGTATGAGTGCCCCACCTGTTGATAAAGTAGCAGAAGAAAACAAGAAAAAACAAAAGATCAATATTTTTGATGTTATGGCATCAAGTTATGATCGTAAAAAACCTCACGCAACAGATGAGGAAATTGAAGCATTAAGTCCTTACATGTTTGCACGATATCTGAGCAATAATCCAGTATCAGTCTTTTGGGCAAACGAGTTAAATAATCATCCAGATATTCCAAAACTATATCAGTATAAGTTTGTTCGTATAAGTTTTCCGAAAGATAAAATTAAATTCATTCGATATATTAAGAGTGAAGAAATTTTTGATAAAGAGATCATCGAATATGCATGTAATGAATATAAATGTGGAAAAGAAGTTGCAATTCGATATCTTGAAATGATGCCTCAGGATGAGATAAAAAAACTTGAAGCAAAATATGATATGGGAGGACGCCGGAAATGATTTACTTTAAAATGCAGAACTATGAGATGCATAAATTCTCAAATGTTCATGGACAAAAAGAACGTGTTTATGTATTTGATATTATTCGTGGATGGTTTGCATCTAAAGAACGTATTGTATCAGATAGAACACAATTTGGTGAATTAATGGATCTGACTACAGGTGCATATTATGATGGGGATTACATCCCAGTAATATTTAAATTATATACATGTCATATTAGATATATATCTCCTTTCAATTCATGGTGTGATTCATCAAGATATAGTGCAAAAATGCCAAAATGTGAAGTATAATGTACATTCGTTAATATTTTGACGATTTTGTACAGTATATTGCACAAAACAACAATATCTTAACGATAACAAAACAAAATAAAAATACACAAGGATAAATATGTTAAATGAATTGAAAGAAAAATTAATGTTTAATGTAATATCCTTATCTCACATCGACCTAGATGGAATCTCATGTCAGCTTGTACTTGACCAAGTATATGGTAACATGAAAACATACAATTGTAATTATGACAAGATACCCGAATTTTTAGATTACATTGATGATAACTGCTCTGAGTTCAGACCAGAACTCGTTTACATCACTGACTTAACATTCGAAACAAAGAATGCTATTAAACTTGCCCATATTATCAAACATCATTCCAGCACCACGTTTGTCTACATCGATCATCATCCATATAAAGATGAGTTAGAAAGTGTATTTGAAAAAATGAAAAAACTTACAAATTTCAAATACATTCATACGGAAAAAGCGTGTGCAACAAAACTTACTTACAAATATCTTGATGCCAAATATAATATTAAAACACCAGTACTCGAGAAGTATGTTGAATCTGTAAATGCATATGATATATGGTTAGAGGATTCAGAATTCTTTAAAGTTGGCTTCGCATATAACGAGTTGTTCTTTTTCTATAAACTAAAATCATTTTTCTTTGAGATGCGTAATTCGTTCCATCTCAAAGACAAACATAAAGAACAATATCGGGTGCTTGTCAAGAAAAAGAATGAATATTTTGAAAAAGTAAAATCAAACAAACTGGTATTTGAAGATGGAAACAAATTATTCATATTCGCAGATGAATACAAAGCATGGATTACATTAGATTTTCCTAACTTTGATTATTACGTAATTGCATCAACATATGCTCGTATGAGTGTTAGGATTTCACGTAATATCACAGATGAGAAAGCTGAAGAGGTAAAAGATTATATTATTGATAACAAAGATATGAATGGAATTATTTCGATTGGTGGACATCATAAGGCATTTGGTATCACAATGGAACCAAATCCAACAACAGATGAATTGATTATGCATGTCCAAGACATGTCAAAATTACTTGATAAAATTGTGTAGAATTTAAGGGACATTATGATATAATGGTACCATGATATTGATAATCATTATCATTAACGAAAGGACAAAATGGAAGAATTAATTATACAGAATTTAATTATGGATGCAGACTATTTTGGTAAGGTATATGGTTACCTTAATCCTAAACATTTTTACTCATATGAAAACATTGAGATTTTTCGTGAACTATCTGAGATATTCAAGGAATATGACAATAAACCGACAGCACGTGAACTTGGTATTAGAATCAAAAACTCGGCAAAGATCAAAAAAGATCATAAGGATGCGGTACTCGCCAAATTCAAAGAAATATTGACATCAGATCCTCAAAAAAATAAAACATTCTTACTCGCAGAGACAGAAAAATATATTCAAAAAATTGAATTAAGTGATGCAATTCTCAAATCAGTTGATATTATCAATAAAGGTGAAGCATTTAATCCAGTAATAGGATTGATTGAAAAAGCAATATCAATCACCTTTAATTATAACACTGGTCTTGATTATAACTCAGAAGATTCTATACAACATCTTTATGATTATTACAAGCAGGGATTCTCAGGTATTACATCAGGTGTGCCATCAATCGATAAGGTACTTGCTGGTGGGTTTCGTGCAAAAACACTAAACATCGTAGCGGCTCCATCTCATGGTGGCAAATCATTGTTCCTTATCTCCGCTGCAGCATCACAGTTGTTAAAAGGTAAAAATGTCCTTTACCTATCACTCGAGATGTCAGAGGAAGAAATTGCTCGTCGTATTGACGCTAATCTTATGCATCATAATGCTAATGACATAGGCACAATGTCATTTGATGAGTATAAATCTAAACGTGATGATATTAGAAAACATTCAGGTAAATTAAAGATTAAAGAATATTCCTCAGGATATCTTAATACTTTACGTTTAGAAAGTTTGCTTGTTGAACTTGAAAATGAAGATGATTTTGTTCCTGATATTATCATTATTGACTACCTTACGTTGATGGCATCTTCAAGAACAACCCTTGCACAAGCAGGAAATAACTACAGTTACTACAAAAATATTTCTGAAGAGTTACATGGGTTTGCAAAAAAATATGGTTTGCCTGTTCTTTCAGCGGCACAATTAAATCGTTCTGCATATGGTAACATGGATGTAGGTATGGATTCCGTTGCAGACTCATTAGGAATTGTACAAACGGCAGATGTATTCTTTGCGATTATCACATCAGATCAATTGAAAGCAGAAGGACTTGCATTGATGAAGTTCTTGAAAAATCGGAATACTGGTAAACTTGATACAGTAACAACTTGTATCGATTATCCTCGTATGAAGTTTACGGATTACGCCGGGGAAACAGACAATTATGTTGATACTGGGATGAAGGGTTCTACTTCTCATGATAGTATGGGTTTAGGTGGTATTCCATCTGTATTTAGTTTTTAAAGGAAAAATATGTTTGATAGAACAATTGTCGAAAGAATGTTGCTGAAGGATATTCCTTCAGATTGTAAATGTGAGTTTGTAGATTATCAACCTCTTGTGGACAACAATGAATTAGAGGGATATGTATCGTTTATTGAAGATCTTCAAACAACAACAAAGTCTTCATTTACGGATGAGGTTGTTACTTCGATCTTATTGGATTTCATTAAGAAAATGAAAGTTAATGATGTAAAATTTATACGTGATAGTCTTACTATTCAAGAGTTCATTGATCATGTGGAGGAACTTCCTATAGATGATACCCGTGGTGAGGAATGTATCTCTATCGATCCTGAAACTGCACGTCCATACCGCAAATGGGGTATTAAACATATGAAATACAAATTTAAATTTCGTTGTAAGTTCATATCTGATAAATAACATATAAATCCATAATGGAGAAAATAATGTTATTTTCAGAATTTAACAATCTAACACCTGAAGAAAGGATTGATCTATCAGAATCCTTACTTATGAGAATTAAACACCATACTGCAAATGCTGAGAGAATGAAACAAAAACGTATGCGTAAAAAATCAGCTTATAAATTAAAACAAAAAATTCTTGCAAGACTTCGTAAACGTAAACATTGTCCTACGGGTCAAACTGTTGATAATGATGGAAAAGGATGTCATAAGGCTAAACACCTTGTTGGTATTAAAAAGAAGGAGTACTAATGGAAACCCTTGACGAAAAAAACAAGAAACCCGTTAGAATTCCTAATCGTACACGTGCAGTTAAAAAAATAAAAATTGACGCCGCCGGAAGAAAGAGAATTGTATTCAAGTGTATGTTCCCAGGATATGAACTAGAATCACCTGGTAGCAGAACATGTATGAGATCCACAATGGCTCAAATTCATAAGCGTGCTGTTGCATCAAAAAAACGTGTTCGTAAAATTCGTGGTAAGATGGGAATGATTACAAGAAGTAGAGGAAGAGCAATGGCTCGAAGAAAAGCAAAAGGACTTTAATCCTTTTGCGTCTTGTTTAGATCGTTATTGAAATTATTAATACCATCGAGCAATAAATTATAATCACTTTTCAAAGTTTTAATTTCCTCAATATTATCATAGAACGTTACTGGGGTTTGAACTACAATAGAATTGTTTTCATCGATCTGGTCAACCCAATACTGATACTTTATATCATTCTTGTGTTTAAATGCAGATGTATCATACATAGCTGGTTTAGGAACAACACATAGTTTATCATCCCAGAAACACCCACTAAGCAGTATCGCACTAAATAAGGCGATTAATAGAGTTTTTATCATTGTATCTCCCTTTCATATATTCAGAACAATTGCCATCCATAATTAACGTATGATTAACATCGTCACCTTTTATGTAATGAATTTCTGTTCTGATTGTTTCTTTAGCAACAGCTTGTTTTTTCAATGTTTCAATTGCATATTTAGACTCTAAATCTTTGTATTGAAGTTCTTTATTCTTTGCAGAAAGTGTTGCTTCCATACGTTCTTTTTTAATTGATGCATCAAGATCACTATAATCTTTTCGTAGTGATGTTACCGTGTGATGAAGGTATCCTATGTACCCAACAATTGCTAATCCTGCTAACAGTATTGCAATTTCTTGTTTATACTTGGAAATTAAATCCCAGCTGAAAAAACCTAACATTTTATTCCTTTGACATATCGGGTGTTTCATTGTCTATCGCAGCAACAACTTTTGCTGATGCATCTGATGAGGCATTTGTACCCGTGTAAAAACCTATAGCTGTACCTGCTAATCCTGCAAGTATTCCATAAAAACTAACATAACTGGCAACATCCATTCTAAAGGCAATCATTGCCAAGATAGATATAGATATAAGCAAGAAAACAAATACAACGGAAAAAAGCATAATTTTTCTTGCTCGTGTGTGTTCTTGTTCTGTCCATACTATAAATTTTTCAAACATCGTATTTCCTTTCATTGATTTTTATTATTTATATCCACGTACAGATAATTTTTGGAGTAGGCACGTACATTGGTTTTATAAATAAAAGAAAAAGGATTGATAATGAAACCATATGTATATAGAATAAAACATAAAATAACCAAAGAATTTTATTATGGGGTTCAATACAACAAGAATGCAAATCCATCAGATTTCTGGGTTAAATATTTTACATCAAGTAGTTATATTCACACTATAGTTGAAAACGAAGGAAAAGATACATTTGATATTAAGATTTGTAAAGTGTTTAATACCCCTGAGGATGCCTGTGCATATGAAGAAAAAATCATAGATAAGGTAATGTTATTTAATGGATGTCTAAATAAACAAAATAGATTAAAATTCAATCCTATATGGCACGAGGAAAGAACCTCAAAAACTCATGTATCAAAATTAATTGTGGGACCTGACGGGTTAAATAGTTATCAAAGAGGTGGTGCCAAGATGAAGGGTGTAAATAAATCAAAAGAACATATAGATAAGATGATTGCAACTAAATCAAAGATTGGTGATGATGGATTAACAATCTTTCAACGTTCAGCAAAATACGGTGAGAATAATGCATCAACCAGGGATGAAGTAAAATCTAAGATATCTTGCTCAATTAAAAAATTGCATGATGAGGGTGGAATTTTTAATACTGAGGAATCTAAGCGTAAAGAAAGGGATACCAAATCAAAGATTGGGGATGATGGTTTAAATACTTATCAAAGACATTCTTTACAAATTTCAGGTGATCTTAATGTAATGTATGATACAATATGGGTCAATAATAGTCTTGAAGAACTTCGAGTTGATAGAAGCAATATACCTGATGGATATGTATTAGGTCGACTAAAAACTATAAAAGGCCATAAGTATGAAGACAAAGAATGTCCTCATTGTGGAAAAATAGGTTCAGGAGGAAATATGAAAAGATATCATTTTGAAAATTGCAAAAATAAGGATAATAATGAGTAAATCGATTGAAGACAAATATAAAAAATTAACAGATATTGAACATGTTAGATTTCGCCCGGGTACATACGTGGGGAACACAAAACCACACAAGCTAGATATGTTCATTCCAAAATCTTTAGACAGTTATGAGATGGAATACAGGGAAGTAAATTTTATTCCTGCATTTATCAAATTGTTTGATGAAGTAATCACTAACTGTGTTGATGCATCAAAAATTCAAGGTTCTATGTTAAATACTGTTAAAGTAAATGTAACACCTGAAGGACGTATTACCGTTGCCGATAATGGTGGAATACCTGTCATAATTCATAAGGTATATGAGCAATATGTACCTGAAATTATTTTCTTTGAGTTACGTTCAGGAAGTAATTACAATGATGATGACCAGCGTACAGGTGCAGGTACAAATGGGTTAGGCTCTAAACTTACAAATATCTTTTCAAAATACTTTTCTGTAACAACATGTGATGGCGAAAATAAATTTCATCAGGAAGCAACAGATAATCTGCATGTTAAAAGCAAGGTGAAAATATCTAAAGGTTCAAAGAACGGTACAATCATCGATTATATTCCTGATTATGAATATTTTAAGATGAAAACAAGTGATGGTATCGAATCTGATTATGGTCTTGATGAAACACATCTCAAATTAATTTATAAACGTGTGCTTGACGTTGCAGGATGTAATGCAAATCTTAAGGTTTATTTTAATGATGTAAAAATTGACATTAAAAATTTCCAAGAGTATAGTAAGATTTTTTGTGATGACGTTATGTTTGATAAGGATAATGGTTGGGATATTGGTATCGGATATTCTGATAATGGTTTCAAACATTCATCATTTGTAAACTCAGTTATCACATATAAAGGTGGTAATCACATTGAGTTCGTGAGTGAGAAAATCATTTCAAAGATTCGTGAGTTTATCTCTAAAAAATATAAAACAGATATTCGACCATCAGATATTAGAAATCATGTATTCTTGTTTGTTAATGCAAGCGTTGTTAATCCTGCGTTCGATAGTCAGACAAAGGAATTTTTGATTACAGAATCGAAAGAATTCAACGGAACGGGTGATAGATACAATTATGTTCCTACACAAGCATTCCTCAATAAGGTATTCAAATCTGAGATTGTAGAATCAATTTCTGACTGGCTTGATAAAAAAGCAAAAGCTGATGAGAATAAAGAGTTACGTGCATTAAATAAGGCATTGTCAAAGAAAAAAGTAGAAGGATTAATTGAATGTTCAACTACAAATCGTTCTGAAGCAGTTCTAGGATTGTTCGAAGGTATGTCTGCTTTGAACGGTGTTCGTAAGTACAGAAATGCACAAAAATTCGCTGCGTTTCCATTAGGTGGTAAGTTCATTAACGTTTCTGAATTAACACCTAAAAAGGTAATGGAGAACGAAGAAGCACAAAAATTGATGTCTGCAATTGGTTTGCGTATGGGTGAGGAACCTGATTGGGCGAATCTGAGATATGGATCAATTTTGTTCTTTGTTGATGCCGATACAGATGGGACGTCGATTGCATGTCTACTTACAAATTTCTTCTACAAATATTGGCCTCAGTTGTTTGAACGTAGAATGATATTCCTGGTCTTAACGCCTATTGTTGTATCATCAAAGAAAGATGAGTTAAAACATTTTTATACAGAAGCAGATTTCGAAGATTTCGTTAATTCTGGTGATAGTAAAGGATGGACATCAACATACAAAAAAGGATTATCTGCACTTGACGAAATATCCTACAAGGAAATGATGGATTCACCAGTTAAAGTTATGTTATCATCGGATGTTGATACTGCAAAACAATTAAACGTATGGTTTGGAAAAGATCCTGCCGAGCGTAAGAAATTACTTACAAAGGATTGATATGGATGAAATGACATATATTGAACACCTCATTGGTAGATTTAAATCACTATTGGATGAATATGTAAAAGGGGACAAGACAAATGTCCTCGAAATGCGTGAAACATTGAAAAAATTAATGGAGTTAAAATGAAGGATGCGTTAGGATTCGATATTGTCTTGGGTAATATATATGGTTACTCAAATAGACAAAATGGGTTTGTTAAAGTTGTTATTGGTAGGCGATTAAATTTAATGAGTCTGATTATAATAGTTCCATAGTAACCCTAGAGGTAATTCATCGTGGTGAAGCTTATTATGATAAAGAAGTTAAAGAAATCCCAACATCAAGATCTATTAGTTGTACATCAAATACTATCTTTCCTATTGACTTAACAAATAAACCTACATGGGTAATTTCATAATTCTTTAAGTTTATTATGTTATAATTGTATATCAAAAGAAGGAATTTCATGATTAATCCTAAAGATGTCGATGTTAAGATCCGTAAAAGAATTCAATCAATGTTAAACGATATGAAAAGACGTTGTTATAATACTTCTCATCATAATTATAAACATTATGGTGAACGTGGTATAACAATATGTAAAGAATGGTTAGAAACAGAAACATATATTCCATTCTTTAATTGGGCATTAACAAACGGTTATGAACAACATCTTGAAATTGATAGAATAGATAACAATAAAGGATATTCTCCTGATAATTGTAGATTTTCTACTCAATCTACACAGGCAAGGAACACAAGACCTTTAACAGCAAGAAATACATCAGGATATAGAGGTGTTTCCAAAACACGTTCAGGTTCGTGGAAATCAAAAATAGTTGTTGATAATAAGAATATTGAACTTGGAACATTCGTTGAAAAACGTGATGCAGTTAATGCATATGTTGATTATGTAATTAAAAACAACACAGGACATACATATATCCCATGGGTTGAAGTTTAATTTAAGTTTATTATGTTATAATTGTATATCAAAAGAAGGAATATCATGTTATCATTTACACCCGATGTAGCGAATACATTATTTACATTAGAGATTGACATTTCGAAATTAAAACAACTTAATGCAACAGCAATTCTTGATAATTATTCAGGAAAAGAAATGGTTACCTTTGGGGAATATATGAATGGCGATGTTCTAATAACTGTTGTGCAAGATAATTTCAAACATATCTTGTATTTCAATGAACAAGAGCCTAATCTATATGTTAATACATGGGATTATAACTTTGTAGGATACGAGCAAGAAAATCTTATCGATGAGATGAATTGTGTGGTGGTTGATTAATGAAGAGAAATATGTGGGAAATATTAGTACCAACAATAAGAAATGATGGTAAACCTATAAAAACAAAATATCACAAAGGATGGGATGATAAGGTTAAAGAAATCTCAGGTGGTTTGACAATCCTTACTCCTACAAAAGGTAAATGAATGTCACCATGCGGTACGGAATTCATTGAAAGAATGATTCCTGTACGAGTTATTGCAACACGTAAAGAGATTGAAGAAATCATTGATATAACTATGATTTATTACGACCAACTTGCTATACTTGCATATAAAATATCTAATGAAGTAATACTAAAACATAGGAACAATTCATGACATCATGGTTACTTATCATGTCAATTTACACATGTGATGGAACTCACATTATAAATGTTGAAACTCCCACATATGAAACTTGTAAATCTGTTGCAAACACTTATAATCGAGCAACATTTAATCTTCAATCGTGTTCTAACACAACTAATCTTCAATCGTATTCTACCACAACATTTAAATCAACATGTTTGAAACATGATGAAAAAGTTAAGGTAATTCAATAAATAACCTAAAAGCAGGTTAATATGAAGTACAGAGATTTATTGTTTGAGATGGCGGCATCATCCGGGAAGGTTGCACACGGCACAAATGATTATTCATACGAAGGAAAGTGGAATCACCTTGTCGATAAGAATCTGAAGAACACAAAACTTCTTGTTAAATTCGACGATAAAAAAATGTATCTATATGATGACATATATTTCTTAACGTCTGAAGATGACAAATATCTCGGATACATTGAATTAAGAACTGATGGTAAAATACCGAGAATTGTTTATAGTGATTCACGATTACCAGGTGGGTTCTATGATACAATGTTCCCCAATATGTTCAAACATACATCTTTGAAAGAAATTCTTTCTGATATAAGTCTATCAGATAATGCAATAAAATCATATCAAAAACTTGCAAAAAATCCCAAGTACTTAATTAGGGTAATCACTAAGTCAGGTGAATACCTTGATTTTAATAAGAAAAATTTAATGGACAATGATTTCAATCGTGTGTCTATATCAATGAGGGGTTAATATGAAAAGTTTTGAAGAAGTTGCATTGCTTGAGGATTTACGTAAATTAGGAAGCGCCGATGATTATCGTGCAAAATATGGAATAGGAACTGATAAACGTGATGACCTTCTAAAAGGTGTACATGATAAAGATGTCAAAGACACAAAGGATTCATTTGCAAGTCATATTGTTGGTATTGTAAATGGTATAACTGTTTACAAATCAGTTCACTCAGGTGAGATTCGTGATGGTGACGGTTCACCACGTGATTATGGTGTTGATAATGATTTCTTAATAAATGTATTCAGAAAGTTATTTCTCCGTCCAACATACAACCCAAAAAAGAAAACAATGGTTGCATATAGGAACCCAAAAAAGAAATTTGATCTAATGGTAATATCACCTCTTGAAAATAAATCATTAACTATTATAACTATGATTCAAGGAAATGAGTCAAGTGCACAAAATTATTTTGGTCCTTCACATATGCAAGATCAGAAAGCATTAATCGAAAACATATCAGATATAGAAGATTTTTACATTATATATTAAAGGAAAAGAATGACAATACAATACATGGGAAATAATGATTACGAAGTTTTCTTAAATCATCAGGAACCCATTATCATGTCCCGAGAAGATTTGATTTCATTAAATCATGAGATGATGAAAATATTCTCACATGAAGCGTACTCAACGATTTACAAAAATCCAGTATTGAAAGGTTTTGATGAAGAATCGTTACAATCTAACGGCCTCGCAGTTAAACGTAATTCTTGATTTCTATGGGTTCGTAGGTCATCAAGAATTTAAAGAAAGAATCAATGACGATGTAATTAAATCAGTATCAAGGGTTAGATACGATATGGATATAAGATATTCGTATAATATGGAAACAGATATGATAATTACGATGGCATCAAGAACTGAAACCGCCATTAATATCTATATTAAAGATTACAGAATCCATCAACTCAGAATGAGACAAGCATATGAGACCTCAAGCAAATCATCTTGTGTATCTCGTCAAGTGGGTGCATTGATTGTACGGGATGACAGAATTATTTCTGAAGGATATAATGGTACTCCAAAAGGTTTCATTAACTGTTGTGAAATATTCGAAGAAGGAGATCCTGCACATCATGAGTGGTCAAATATTCATGAGATACATGCAGAAATGAACTCGATTGTATGGGCAGCTAGAAAAGGTATATCTGTTGAGTATGCGGTGATGTACAGCACAACAAAACCTTGTCTACAATGCACAAAAAACATTATTGCATCAGGAATAAAAAAGATTTATTATCATGTTGATTATCCACGGAATGATAATGAAATTCTTAATAAGTTTTTAAGGGAGAATGATGTATTATGTAAGCATATTACATTAGAAGGAAAAGAATGAAACGGGTGAAAGTAATTAGACAAACTATAGAATGGTATGATGTACCTGATGAAGTAGCAAGTGCAATGGAGGAACTACAAAAATATGTTGTAGAGAAAAATGCACAGATTACATCTCTCATGGGTATAAGTATTGCAATGATATCTGATATTCCAAAAGATGTGGTAGTCGCTACAGAGGTCAAGAAAATAAAAAGAACTCGTAAAAAGAAAGAAAAGTGTTAGAATGAAAATACTTATTCTGATAGCAATAACTTTTTTGTTTAGTGGATGTGTTGCATATTATGACCCATACAGATACGATATGTATAGACCACACCATTCTTATCATACACCACATGGATATTATAACTATAGATAAATCTTAATGTTCCTTTAATCTTAATATGTTATAATTAGTGTATCAAAAGAATGAAAGAAGGAATTTCAAATGAGAGATTTAAATATTTTAAAAAGTCAACGTGGTGAGATCCGTATGAATACGAGATCTATTAAAGACAAATCGAAATATACACGCAAAACTAAACACAAGGAAGGATTTTAATGGATTGGAAACAATATGAGCCATATACAAAACAATGGCTAAAAGAGGATTTCGGGTTAAAAGGTAAAATTGACGGCGATACACTTATCGTTCAAGGTGAATATTCAGAGTTCGTTGAAGAGTTTTGTGAAGAAAATGGTATCACATATGAAGAAAGTATCGGTGATATGATCTTAATTGATCTATCAGAAGACGATGAGTTTTGGGAGGATTTCCTTTCATGAAAAAACTTGCATTAAGTTTCCTGTTAGCAGGAATTTTATTTAGTGGTTGTACAAATCGTGCAGATGCAGAAAAGGCATTGAGCTCAGAAGGTATGTCAAATATTCAAATGACCGGGTATAGTTGGTTTGCATGTTCGAAAGATGATTTTTATCATACTGGGTTTACAGCAACAAACTTCCTAGGTAAACCTGTCGAAGGTACTGTATGTTCAGGATTGATCTTTAAAGGATCTACAATTCGTTACTAATCTAATAACGCAAATAAAGTAAGAAGGAAACCTCATGATTGAATACAGAGTAATCAAGCTAAGAAAAGATGGTAGTTATCAAGTACAAACACGCGAGAAGTATTTCTTTATATTCTGCACTAACTGGAAAATTATCAACAACAAAACTAATGGAATAGGGTTTGCAACCATTGAGGATGCCGCCTTATATGCAATTCAAGATAAAGCAAGAATCAAAAAATTCCAGGAACAAAAACTTGCACAATCTAAATATGTTCCTGAAGTTGTTAACCTTAAAATTTAAAGGAAATTAATGGATAATATATTCACAACATTGTGGGAAAGCCCACAAAAGAATAGAATGGGTGAACCATTCTTGTCGGTAAAATCGTGGGACAATCGATATTACTTCTCAGAACGTGCAGGAGTTGATTCTATTGCGTTCGTATTGTATGATCACAGAACAAACAAATATGGATTGGTTCGTGAGTTCAAATGTCCTATTAATGAGTTTCGTGCATCAGCCTTTGGGGGTTCTCTTGATTCGGATGAAGATATGTTGGAAATAGTCATTGCAGAATGTCGTGAGGAAGCAGGATTCGTTGTTTCTTTTGAAGATATTCGTACTCTAGGAAAGGTTCTAGTCAGCACTCAATCAAACCAGCACTGCTATCTTTATATGGTAGAAGTTGATATTCGAAAACAAGTGGAACCACAACCCGAAAATGATATGGAAGCACTTGCAACCGTTGAATGGTTTTCACAAGATGAAGTAAATCATATTGAAGATTGGAAAGCTATTACTATTATAGTTAAGTCATATTTGTAAACTTCCTTTAAGTTAAATATGATATAATTATTGTATCAAAGGAAGATAGTATGAACAAGTTTTTTTCAAAAACATTTTTAACATCATTATTTGTTAAACAAAACCGATGGCACAAACATAGTGTCCTCGGACATACCCTCAAAGTGGCATTCCACGCAATTAAATCAGGTCAATTTCGTTTCATTGGTCCTGCGTTGCTTCATGATGTCGGCAAACCATTTGTTGCACATCAACGTAACCCTAAAGACAAACTAAATGGGCATTATAGCTTTACCAATCACGAGGAAATGAGTTGGCACATTATTAAAAATTGGCCTTTTATTTCTGATTGGACTAAAGATGTTGTTCGTCATCACTATCTTATTCGTGACATGTATCTTTCTAAAGAAAAAGGTCTTGTAGCCCGTGGGCGTCGTGTAGGAAAACGTTGGGAGAAAATCAATCCTGAATTGAAACGTGACCTTGAATTCTTTCTTTTCCTAGATGATGCAGGTAAATAAATACAAGAAACATAAGGATACTTTATGAAATTCAAAAATTTATTGTTCGAGAAAGAACTAAATGAAGTATTGATCACTGTTGGCAATAAACCATACCCTTTATCAGGAAACGTTGTTATACTTGCCGGTGGCGCCGCTTCAGGTAAGGGTTTCGTTAAAGATAAACTTCTTGCTATAGAAGGTATCAATTGTGATGTTGATGCGATAAAAGAACTAGCGCTAAAATCAGAACTTATTTCTGCACGAGCAAAGAAAGAATATGGTATTGATTTCTCAAAGATGGATTTAAAAAATCCTGATGATGTATCACGATTACATTCTTTACTTACTGATATGAAGGTGCTTGATAAACATCGTATTGCAACATACATGAGTGTTCTCGTTGCAGATCCTGAAAGAAAACCTAATATCATCTTTGATGTTACATTAAAAGATATAACAAAATTAAACAATTTAACAGCAGATGTATCAAACCTCGGTTACGCAAAAGAAAATATCCATATCGTATGGGTAGTAAATGATGTCAAGATTGCATTGGTTCAAAATAAGGAACGTAAGCGAGTTGTATCCGATGACATTCTGATCGATACACATGAAGGTGCATCGCTTACAATGAAAAAGATAATCGATATGGGTGATGCCCTAAAAAAATATATGGATGGTTCTATTATACTTGCTTTCAACAAGCGTGGTGTTGATATCTCAGTTAAGAAATCAGATGCAGGTGGAATGTATATTGATAAAGCAACATATGTTGTTGTTAAGACATCTGGTCATGTAGTTGATTCACAGAAGATAACTGATGAAGTAGTTGATAAAATTCGTGAATACACCCCAAAAATCAACACGTGGTAAATAATGAAATTCATATGCTATGAACATTTTAAGGATACACTTGAGTTACTTCCGTGCGATATGCAAAAACAAATTTTGTTAAACTTTACTGAGAGAGATTTCGGAACTTGGCAAGAATGGAATTATGCACAGACATATTTGGATTTCCTCAACTCACCAAAAATCTCTGAACTTGATGCAATACACAATTTTATAAACTATGAAGAGAAAATGTGGACATGTCGTGTTCAAGAATAACTAACATTTATCATTTATTAAGCAACATTATGTTATAATGATAACAATTATCAATATCAAGAAAGGATTATTTTGTTAATTAACGATTATTTAGATAAAGAATATCATGATTATGCTATGTACACGATTGAGAATCGTGCAATTCCTAGTGTAATCGATGGATTAAAACCAGTTCAACGAAAAATTTTACATATATCTTCACGCCTTTGGAAAGGTGTCTCAGGTGAAAAACCTAAGAAAATTTTCCAACTAGCAGGTTCTACTGCTGCAGATGCAAAATACCATCATGGTGATGCATCCCTTCAAAGTGCTATTACTGGTATGGCTCAAGATTTCAAAAACAATATGCCATTATTCGACCGTGAAGGACAATTTGGTTCTTTGCGTTCAACTCAAGCAGGTGCACCACGTTATATTGGTGTTAAACTTAACAGTAACTTCAATAAACTATTTAAAGACAAAAATCTACTTCAATTTAAAGAAGATGATGGTGACCCGATTGAACCTAAATACTTCCTACCAATTATTCCTACAGTTATCTTAAATGGTACAAGTGGTATTGCTGTTGGGTTTGCAACAAATATTCTAAATCGTGACCCAGCAGATGTTATTAATGCATGTCTTGACGAGTTAGATGACAAAGAACTTAAACGACTTGTTCCAAAAATCAATGGGTTCTCTGGTACATTTGAGCTTGATGTCGAGGAAGACGGTATGATTCGTCGATGGATTGCAAAGGGTAAAATTGAGATTGTCAATCCAACTACACTAAAGATTACTGAGCTTGCACCTAGTGTTACATATGAGAAATATGAAAGTTATCTTGATGGATTAGTGGAGAATAAAACGATTCAATCATACGAGGACAAATCTTCCGGTGATATTCATTACGTCGTTAAGATGACAAAGGAAAATCTTGCAAAACTAACATCTAAGAATACATTACGTAAGATGTTTAAAATTGATGAGTCTATTACAGAAAATATCAATACACTTGATGAGAATAGCGAGTTAAAATATTTCGAAACCGAAGTTGATGTTGTCAAGTATTTTGTTGAATATAGATTGGGATATTACTATAAACGTAAAGATGTTACCTTAAGTGATCTATTGCGTGAGTTAAAAGTTCTTGGTTCTAAATACAAATTTGTAAAAGCTGTAGTTGCAGGTGAGGTTGAAATTAAAAACGTTCCTAAACAAACACTGATTGATTACTGTAAAGAACAAAAATACTTTTCTGATGATGGTTACGATTATCTATTAAGAATGCCGATTCATTCATTGACAAAAGAAACAATTGAAAAAATTGTTAAGGATGTAAAAGACGCTAAAGCAGAATATGATTACATCAAAGAAAAAGAACCTGCGGACATGTATCGTGAGGATTTAAGAGAATTATTAAATAATCTTTAATCTCTTTCTAATGTGTTTTATGATATAATAAATGAAGGAGATATATGAATAATTATGAAAACGTTTTCCAAAGTGGGTACACATTATACGAGCGCTTTTTCGATGAGGATAAAAAAGAATCTGTAATAAGAAAAGCAAATTATAATCCTGAGATTTATACAAAATCAAAAGGCAATAAACCAACCAATTTCAGATATTTACTTGATGAGAATATATTCCTTGAGAAACATGTTTTCGATGATGATAAAGAATATAAAGAATTTATAAAATTCCAAGATCAAATCGGTGGTTCAACATACGGTCAGATATCATCAGTTTATGGGCATATCAGACAAAATTATTACACACAACAAACTGAATTTACCTCACGAATATGGTACCTTGATATTGAAACACGAGTTCTTCCTGACCAAGGATTTCCTCATGCAGATGTGACACCTTCAGCCGTTAACATGATTCAGATATATGATACATTCAATAAAAAAATTATTATTCTTGCAGATGAAGGTATCACAGAATCATATCACAACGAGTTAAGACAGAAATTTCCTAATCTTATATTCAAATCATTTTCAAGCGAGAAAGAATTGTTTTATGCGTTCTTCAAATTGATGGATAACCTTAAACCTGCTATTATCACTGCATGGAACGGACATGGATTCGACTTTCCGTATCTTACAAATCGTGCAAAGAAAATGGGATATGGCGAAGGTAATTTAAGTCCAGTAGGTCGTGCATCAGTAAAAGAAAAAACGGTTCCTGGGTCAAATCAAAAAGAATATCAAACATCATGGGATGGTATCTATCTTCTTGATATGATGGACCTTTATAAGAAATTCACATATACAACTCAAACATCATACTCACTTGAAAACATCATTAAGGTGGAATTAGGTGAAGGTGAAGGAAAAGTTGATTATGGCGAATTCAAAAATATCTCAGCATTCATGCACGGTGATTGGGAGAAGTTCGTATATTATGGAATCAAAGATGCTGTACTGTTACATCAACTGGATGAGAAACTAAATCTTGTTGAACTAACACGGATGATTGCATACAGTTCAGGTATCAACGTAGATGATGCATTAGGAACGGTTAAACCTTGGGGAATATACATTAGTAACCAATCATATGCCGATAATCTTATTCTTCCAAATGATTCAGGTAATCCTGAGTATAATGGGGTTGTTGGTGGTTGGGTTGCAGATCCTAAAAAAGGAAAACATAACTGGATTGTTTCGTTTGACTTTGCATCACTATATCCATCAATTATGAGATGGTGTAATATGTCACCCGAGACATACGTAACAGAAGATAAGATGCATGATGACCTTAAGAAAATTCGTGATAAAATATTATTTCTTGATGGAAATTTTACATCAAATGATTACGATTCTAAAAATCCAACACCATGGTCAACCCGTGAAGGTTATTTCATGAGGTGGATGGATCAAAAAGATGTCCTCGCAAAAGTTGGTAAAATTCTCAAGAAACATAATGTTTCAGCAGGTATAAATGGTGCATTTTTTCGTAATGATAAATTAGGTATTGTTCCCCGTCTGATTAAAGAAATATATGCAGGTCGTAAAGTAGCGAAGAATGAAATGTTCAAGTATGAGATGTTATTGCAAGATCAAAAAGCAGATATCGATATTGATTCATCAGATATCAAACAAACTGAGAAGATGATTGCATTCTTTAACACGAAACAACTAGCAGCTAAAATTCGTATGAACGCATTATATGGAGCAATGGCTAATAAACATTTCGTTTTGTTTAATGAAGAAATCGCTGCTGCTATTACGGCAAATGGACGTGTAAGTAATCAAGTTACTGCATGGGAAATATCAAGATATACCATGAATAATTATGGGTATGATTCAATTCTTGCAGGGGATACGGATAGTTCAGTTCTTGGAGATACTATAATTAATACTGAAAAATTTGGTGATATAACAATTTCTGATTATTATGATAAAATGAATGGATTGGTTGAAAATACAAAAGAAAATCATTTTGTAAAACATGTAAAAGATGCAAATGATAAAACCTTGGGTGTTATCCAAGAAAAGGGTATGCATTATCATAATGTGAATTATATAATGAAACACAAAGTTAAGAAAAAAATGTATAGATTAACTGTTAATGGCAATTCAGTTGTAATGACAGAAGACCATTCAATGATAGTAGTACGTGATGGTATATTTGCAGAGATAAAACCAAAAGATATTAAAAATGGTGATAAGGTAGTACACGTACAATATTAGAAATAATTGTATCGGTATCACCATAAAATATTATAGATATGATTTTGTTCTTACAGATATTAAAATATGTATTGAATTTAATGGCAATTGTTTTCATGCGAATCCAAATTTATATAAGAAAGATGATACACCTAACCCATATAATAAGTTATTGACTTCCGAATCTATATGGTTACAAGATAAAATAAAAACCGATTTAATAAAAAATCAAGGATATATGTGTTATAATATATGGGAATCTGATGAAAAAAATGAAGATATTTTCATCAATATTATAAACACAATTAAAGAAAAATATAAGGATATGAATGAAATATGAGATGTTAATTACTAACAATTTTATTTTAGAAGATATAGGAGTACAAGAAGAATGGGTATATGACATTGAAGTTGAGGAAGCACATAATTTTGTTGCTAATCATATTCTAGTTCATAATAGTTACCACACTTTATCTCCAATTGTGAATATTCACAAGAAAGAAAATCCTAATGTTACAAAGGATGATATTGTAACATTCTGTAGTGATTTCTGTGAAGAAAAATTGCAACCTGTAATCAACGATACCCTTACAGAATTGAGTGAATATTTGAACTGTTTCGAACCTGAAGCTCAAGCAATGGATCGTGAGATTGTTGCTGATAGTGGATTTTTTGTTGCTAAGAAAAAATATGTTGCACGTGTTCTTGACGTTGAAGGTGTTAGATTATCATCTCCTAAAATGAAAGTAATGGGACTTGAGATTGTTCGTTCAAGTACACC